TTTATTCAACTTTGATCCTACGATTCATGAGATTCGTTCTAAGATGAGAGATCCTGCTAACTTTGATAATGGTGGGTTCACGAGTTATCTAGTGAGTGAAGGCAAACTAAACCCGGACTTTAAGAAGAACATTCCTCGAAACATTGGACGATCTGCATCTAAGAAAGGAACTATTAGATTCGGCATAAACACTCTCGGCAACAACCCTGCTGACACTAGAAGCAAGCGATTTAAGGTAAATACGAAATGAAGTTATTGGTAGATCCACAATATAATCCAGAGTTTGAAACGTCTATCACATCAGCAACTAAACTTGGTGCAGGTATAACACTTGCTAAGTTTCTGGGTGCTAAAGGATCACGTACACAGTTAGAGAAACTATATGCTGACGGTTTCTTTGGTGCACCTGATACAGCACAGATTGCTAGAAACTTAGTTCTTCATGCGCAGGCAATACAAACCGTAACAGGCAATTCATTCTTTTCTAAACATAGACTAGTAGTGAGTGAAGGGATATATGAACCTAATCCTAAGTTTGTTATACAAGAGACTAAAGTAAACGACGAAGCGGCAGCAAAGAAACTCGCAGAGAATAATAAAGGTTCTTACGGTAAAGGTCCTGATGGATGGTTAGCAAGAATACCAGTATACACTGGCGAGAAACCAACGTCAAATAGTATTAATGACTTACGAAGAACTGGACGCACAGTAGTATATCAACTAATCGATCAACAAGGTAAGACTGATCCTAGAGTGTCGTTTGATCTAGCAGTGTTCTGGAAAGATTATGTGAACTATGATAAGTTGACACTTGACTATGATACGTTTGATCCGAATGGCGATCTCACTTGCTCTATTATATTAGAGATGCCAAAAGTTGGTGCTGATTATGATGTAAGTTACAAGTATAATCTTGAAACGACTTATAATGGTGAACTTCAGTCGAAAGATGAGTTATTAGAGATACTTCCTGAAGAAGAATATAATTGATTTATCTCTTAAAAATAACATATAAATAAAAGAAAAAGGATTGTAGTAGCATGGCGAAGATTTTTTCAGCAGAGGATGGTAATCTCAGTACGAGTGTAAGAGTCGTGCGCGACCGTCTGTACTCTGATTTTGATCTGACGTTTGAGGCGAATACTACTAGTGGTGGTGATGTATATGGCAAGACGGATGCTGCCTCAGTAAAGCAAGCAATCAAAACACTACTACTAACGAATCGTTTTGAGAAACCTTATAGACCTCAGTTTGGTGCAGACTTAGGTGGTCTACTCTTCAATCTTGCTGATGCTGATACTGGCGAAGAAATATCATCTGCTATCAAATCAGCAATAGAAAGATATGAACCACGAGTAGCAATAACACGACTACAAGTCTCCGCAACACCAGACTACAATAGTATCGATGTAGTGGTCGAATTTCGTGTAATAAATACGAATCAAGTTGATACATTAAGATTAGCAGTAGGCGGACAGACAGCAGGTCCTGCATTACCTATCGAATTGCCAGTTACACCTGATCAAATTATTGATCGAGTTATACTATCAGAGAGAGAAGGTATAGTTACTCTACGAACATTGACAGAAGCAGGCGCATTCTTAATTAGAGATATCGGCAAGTCTGTTGACGGTGCAATATTAACACAAGACGGTGATGAAATTTCGTTCTCTGATAATTCAGGTAACGTATTAATCATCACTGAAGGATTATAATAAGAGGATAACCAGTAATGGCAACAACTATTAAATCTACGGATTTAGATTTTGATGCAATCAAGAATAGTCTTAAAACACATTTGATACGCTCGGGTGAGTTTAATGATTATAACTTCGAAGGATCAGCACTGTCTAGTCTACTAGATGTGTTGGCATACAACACACATCAAAATTCACTGGTCGCTAACTACGCTTTGAATGAATCCTTTTTGAGTACTGCGCAGATGCGTTCCTCATTAGTTGGACTAGCAGGCGGTTTGGGTTACACTGTCAATTCAAGAACTGCGGCATATGCTGTAGTGAATCTTTGGATAGAAGACACCGAAAATCCATCTAGTGTTACGATGCCCGCAGGTTTTAAGTTCACTACCACTGTTGACAATCTAACGTACACTTTCCAGACTCGCGATACATTGACAGCAACAAACAATGGTAGCAATCTATATTACTTTACTGCGAACTCTAACATCAATGTTCCTATATACGAAGGTACTCCTAAGAGCAAGAACTTTATTGCAGGTGAAACTGCCTCAACAGATTCGTTCGTTATTCCTGTAACCAATATTGATATCGCAACTATCAAAGTTACTGTATTCGAAGATCCTTCGCATCTTGTCGGAACCGTTTATACTAACATTAGTGACGCAACAACTATTGATGTGAACTCCGCAATATTCGTAGCAAAAGAAACGCCGAATGGTTTCTACGAAGTGTCGTTTGGTAACGGTGTTCGATTTACTAACACTACTCCTAAAGCGGGTAACAGAATACTAGTTGAATATACTACAGTTGCAGGTCCTTCAGCAAATGGTGCTAGAGTATTTACTGCCGAAAGTACTGTGGGCGGTAAGACATTAAACATCACTAGCGGAACTGCTGGCGGTGGTAATGAAAAAGAAAGCATCGAATCTATTCGTAAGAATGCTCCTTATCTCTATGCATCACAGAATAGAATGGTTACTGCCGAAGACTATGCGGCACTAACACTACGTAATTTCAAGAGTGTTATCAGCGACATTAAAGCATGGGGCGGACAAGACAATGTTCCACCTAGTTACGGTTCTGTATATCTTTCGGTTGACTTTACTACAGAAGATGCTACAGTGATTGCATCTACTAAAGAATCAATTAAGAAACTTGCTAAAGATTTGTCTGTTGCATCGTTTGAACTTCAGTTCACAGATCCAGTTAATACTTTCTTAGAAGTAACTACATTCTTTCAGTTCAATCCTAGATTAACATCAGTAGGTCAAAGCGCAGTTGAAGCACTAGTACAGAGTGCAACTTCAGATTACTTTGATGAGAACTTAGGCAAGTTTAATCAATCATTCAGACGTTCTAATTTGCTGTCCGATATTGATGCTGTTGATGGTTCGGTACTGTCTAGTCGAGCATCAATTAAGATGCAATCAAGATTCGATCCTGCCGATGGCGCGATTGATTATGTCATCGACTATCCTGCTCCAATTGCACAACCTGATGACGTTGAATATATCATACAGAGTGAGAACTTTTTCTTGAACGGTAAGACTTGTTTCTTACGTAATAGAATTAGTACAAGTACAATCGAAGCAATTAATGTTGCTGACGGTCTTGTTGAATCAGATGTAATTGGATCATATGATGCACCTAATGGCGTACTTACTCTTAATGCCTTTGCAGGTTCTTTGATCTCAGGTGAATTCATGAAGATTGTTGCAACACCTGCTAATGAATCAGTTATTAATCCAACACGAAACAATATTCTGAAGTTCGACAACGAAGCGTCTATCGCCAGAGCAGTGCTTACAGACACCTTATAAATAGACCCATATTACTAAAGAGAAAAATAAATGACATCTGCAATTACTAATACGTTTAGGAGTCTTCTTTTAGATCAACTGAAAGAAGACATCGACGGCAACAGCGAGAACTATTACATAGGTCTTGCAAGGGCGGACTTGATTACCAATCCTACGATTGAGAACTCAGTATATGCGCAGAATCAAGTTAGACATTCTCTTCAGGCAGTCAAGGCGCTGAATAATGCATCTCATGTTATTAAGAATGTTACTTGGTCAACTGGATTTGCATACGAAGCATATAACGATGCGATATCCGCACAAGAGAACTTCTATGTTATCAATTCATCAAAAGAAGTATTTCTTTGTATAGAGCAAGGTAAGAATGCTGAAGGTGTTGTTCAGAACTCTGTGAACGAACCGTTCGCATCACACGAGCGTTCTGTTGAGAATGGTGGAGGACTAGCATCAGATGGTAAAACTTTCATTATTGAAGACCTCTACAAGTGGCGTTATCTATTCACATTGTCTAACCTAGCATACGCTACATATAAGACAAACCAATGGATTCCAGTTAAGAAAGCACTTGCTGTTGCAACTATCGCTGAAGAGATTGAGCAATATGCACTACAGCAAGCATCGGTTGATGGTGAAATTCTTAGTGTTGAAATTGTTTCTGGTGGTTCTGGTTACTCTGCAACTCCTGATCTTACTATAGGCGGCGATGGCACTTTAGCAGATTTCGAAGTTACTATTAACAACGGCAGTGTCGTAAAGGTAGAAGTTTCACAAAGCGCACTTGACGCATCGTTTCAGCATGGAACGGGATATCGTCGTGCTACAGCAACATTATCCGCGGGTAACGCAGTACTGCGACCAATCATATCACCGCCAAAAGGCACACATGACGATCCAACTAAGATTCTAAAGTCTGTTGCTCTAATGTTACAAGCAGATTTTAAATCAGACGAAGACGCGAAGATTCGAACAGAGAATGATTTTTATCAAACCTGTTTAATCAGAGATTTGAAGAAGTACGGAGACAGTGACGGTGAACAGGGTTATATTGCTACTGATTCAGACTTTAATTTAAATGTAGGCAATGCATTAAAAATTCTACAGATTAATAAAACAGACGGTGTGTTTGGTCCAGATGATTTATTTTCTAATGCAGAAAACACCATACAAGGTAAAGTATATCACTATGATTCAGCAGGTGATACCAAGTTATATTATTATCAAGATGAGACTACTGGGTTCGGTAAATTCAATACCGGCGGCGCTCTTGTCAATAGAACCGTAACAGGCACCGGAGAGATTATTCAATTATTTAATCCTGACGTTGACGCCACAACCGGTGATATTTTACACATAAATAATGTTGGACAGATAACACGCGGTTCTAATCAAACCGAAGACATTCGCATCGTAATTCAGTTAGGATAAGAGACTAAAAACATGGCAAATATATTCACATCTAATACGTTATCTGGAAGTTATGCAGACGATTATAACGCTAACGACAACTATCATCAGATATTGTTTAACAGCGGTCGCGCTCTTCAGTCACGAGAACTTACTCAGATGCAGACTCTTATCTATGAAGAGATGGGTCGCATGGGTAAGAACATCTTTAAAGACGGTGCAGTAGTAAACGGTGGCGGTGTTAGCATGAACAATGCTTACCACTTCGTTAAGATTGCATCTACTAATCAGGGTGGCGAGTTCGGTGCTATACCAACTGGCACAATCTTAAAGAATCCTAACACTAATGTTTCTGCTCAGGTTATTCAAGCGATACCTGCTAACGGCACACAGACATTTGATACTTTGTTTGTTGAGTACATCAACAGTGGTAATGCTGATGCAACAAATTCACCAATTACATTTGGTGATAATGAAACTTTGGTCGAACAGTTTGCCGCTTCTAGTGCATATGAGTTAGTAACAGAAACTCCTAATGCAACAGGTTACGGTGCTAAGTTTACAGTCGCAGAAGGTGACTTCTTCATTCTTGGTCGTTTCGTCAATACAGCAGAACAGAGCATTATTCTATCGTCTTACTCAGGTGATAATATTAATGCTGAGGTTGGATTCAAAGTCATTCAGCAAGTAGTAACCGTTACAGATACCGATTCTCTATATGACAATGCTTCGGGTATTGTTAATACTGCTTCACCTGGTGCTGATCGACTTCGCATTAGACTAGAACTTACTACTAGAGATTTAATTGGAGTAAACGATACATTTGTGTTCCTTGCAGAAGTAGAAAACTCTGCAATCAGCGAACAACTACAATCAATCGATGCATATAGTAAAATCGAAGAAGTTCTTGCTCTACGTACTAAAGAAGAGTCTGGTGATTATGTTGTTGAACCATTCATTGTTAATGTAAGTGACAACGATAATGGCACAGATGCTAACTTAGAACTTAATGTAAGTGAAGGCACTGCATATGTAAATGGTTATCGCGTAGAGAATCAATCACCAGTAACTTTAAATCTTCCTCGTCCAGTAGAAACTGAGACCGTAGAGAATGATGTTATCGGTGTGAACTACGGCAACTACTTTGTATGTACTACTAACAGAGGACTTCCTAATCTCGATCATGCAAGAGTTGACTTATGGAGTGCAACAGGTTATGGCGGTAGTGGTACTGATTACGGTACTTGTCGTATTCGTGCAGTAGAACCATTCGGCACTAAGTTTAAAGTTTATGTATATGACATGAAAGTGTTTGCTACAGAAGACCTTGGTAACGTAAAAAGTATTGGTTCTTCTACTACTGATTATTTTGATATTGATTTGCAAGGCGGCAAAGCAGTACTGAATGAAACAACTACTAATAATACAGCATTGTTCGACACAGTATTTCCTCGCATCGAATCTCTTTCTGATGTTACTATATCAAAGCAAGTACGTCAGTCGAAAACTGCATCTAGTAATGCGGTGTCTCTTGATCAGTTACCCGCTGGACAATCGTATTTAGATTCATCTTTATGGATTGTAGGACTTAGCAGTGCAGTGATTGAAGCACCTAGCACATATACAGTATCAATCACCAACGGTGGTAGAGATGCTGCCATATCAAGTCTTGCTAGTGCTACTGGCGCATACGAGATTCTTGCTTATGTACAGAAGACTGCAACAATTCGTACAAAGACGCTAACAACTTCAACAGCAGTTTTGCCTAGTATTACAGATTCTTCTGGTCGTACATTGTTTGATATTGGTGTTCCTGACATCTACTCGGTCGACTCAGTACGACAAAGCAACAGTGTTGGTTTTGATCTCACTGGCGCAGTAGTGCTTGACGATGGACAACGTGATAACTATTATGCTGATGGTAGTCTTTTACTCAAAGAAGGCAATACAAATCCTACATCAATCTATGTTTCATATAAGCACTTTGTACGAGGCAGTGGTGATTTCTTTGCTCCTTCTTCTTACAATGTTCCTTATAAAGATATTCCTATACACACTAATGTATCAGGTGACGTAATTGATCTACGGGATGTTGTTGACTTCAGACCCGATTTAAACAATGCAGATAGTGCTGTAACTAATATTAATGGACTGCCTAGAGTAGGTACTAATATTACTGGTGATATAGAATATTATCTACCTCGTGCAGATAAAGTAATTCTTACGCCCGAAGGCGAACTACAAGTTCTAATGGGACAGCAAGCGCGTGATCCACAGTTCAAAGAAACGCCTATGCACTCTATGGAACTATACAAGATTGTTCTTAACGGTAATACTATTAACGAAGATGATTTGACAGTAATTCCAACAGCACAACAACGCGGTTACACGATGAAAGACATCGGTGATATTGATCGTAAGTTAGAAGCACTAGAAGAATCAACAACATTAAGTATTGCAGAACTTGAAGCGAGACTTGATAATGTTCTTGATAGTGCTGGTGTTATTCGTATTATCAGTGGTATGCAAGTAGATGAGCATGATGATCAGGGCAACAGTGAAGTTGAATCGCCTGATTATAAGGCAGCAATTGATCCTGAGAATCGTCTAGTACGTCCTTCGTTTGATGAAGGCAACATGCGTTTAATCTTTGACTCAGTTGCATCCTCTGGTGTTGTTAAGAAAGGCGATAATGTTTATCTTGCACACACTGAAGCGACTTGGACAAATCAAAGAATAGCATCACGTACTGTCAAGATTAATCCATTCGGTCTTATTGACAATGTAGGAACTTTGAAACTGTCACCTACAACTGATGAGTGGAAAGAGTCTATTCAAGATGCCGTTAAGTCACTCGCAGGTTCTGGAAGATTGTTTGGTAAGCAAGCATACTTGTGGAACAACTGGATGTGGAACTGGCAGGGTCGCACTGAGAAAGAGAATGCTGACATTGCTAAGTTAGCAGAAAAGGTTCGTAGTGGTTCAGGTAGAACACGAGCATGGGCATTAAGAACATTACATAACAAATATGGACTGTCGCAATCTGCTACAATTAAACGTATTGTCTCAGGTGCTACTCTACGCAGTTCTATTGGCAACAAGACTGTCGATATAGCATTTGTACCATGGATTCGCTCACGTAAGATTTACTTTAAAGCACAAGGTCTGACTCCTAATACTAAGTTCACTCCTTTCTTTGACGGTACTGATGTTTCGGCATGGTGTCGAGAAGAATCTTCGTTTGTTCAGTGGTCTGATAGAACAGATGAAATCGGTAACTTGTTCACACACTCACAAGTTCTTGGTCATCCTAATGGCACTAGTGAACTTATTGCTGATGCAAATGGCGAAGTGATCGGTTCATTCTTCATACCTAACCTTACTCCAAAGTTAGAAGTTGCTCACACTAAGTATCGCGGACGTTTTAACAAATATTATCTACGATTCAGAGCAGGCGCACGAGAGTTTAAACTTCTCGATATTAAAGTAAATGATTGGGCAAGTGCTAACAGTAAAGCATTCGCACACTATACGGTTAAAGGACTGTTACCATGGACTTGGTACAACCCTTTAACTTATACACGTGGTCATAGTTATCTGTATCCTTACAACTATACTCACAAGTTGTATTCTGCAAAGCAAATGAAAAAGGTTCTTGATAACATACCAGCGAGTCAAGTAAGTATTATTGATCCTAGATTATCTGGTCTATACGGACCCGATGGCGTATCTCTGAATGCGGCAGCACTACAGACACTTGCTAATAGTCAAGATATGTCTAAGGTTCTATCTGACTACATCAATGTGAATCATGCGCAGTTTGCTTCTATTCTTGGAGTAAGAGCAATAGCAACTCCTATGAATCCATTAGCGCAGACCTTTAAAGTCAACAATGAGTTTGGTGTTACATTAACTAAAGTCGAGTTGTTCTTTAAGTCGAAACCTGCTAATGTATCTCTGCCAGTCTCTATACATGTTCGCCCTGTCGAGAACGGTAAACCTTCTATGAGTAGTATGGTGCCAGATTCACATGTATATGTCAACAGTGCAAATGTTAATGTCTCTGCTCTGTCTAGTCAGTTAGTGACTATTCAAGGTAACGGAACGTCATTCGTATTTGATGAACCTATATACTTGGCACCAGGACAAGATTATGCTATTGTAGTTACATCACAGTCAACCGAATATGAGTTGTATAGTGCAAGAACTAGAGAGTCTGTTATTAACTCTACTGGTAGATTCAACAGCACACAAACACCAGGTTATCTCTTCTTGCCACAGAATGGTAAGAACTGGGAGAAATCACAGAACGAAGACTTAATGTTTAAAGTTACTCGTGCAGTGTTCGGATCAGGTGGTGGTGCTAACGGTAGTTTGATACTGAAGAATGCCGCTGTGCCTTCTAAACTGCTTGAAGAGAATCCAATCAGAACTACAAACGGTGATGAGAAGATTTATGTTCGTCATATCAATCACGGACTACGTCCTGGTGATGGTTGCAACATTGACAGTGCTACTGAAACTGGTGGTTTCTCTGCCGCACAATTAAGTGGAACTCATCAAGTTATTGATGTTGATATGTATGGTTACAGATTTGAAATCAATCCTTCTAATCCTACTAATGCTTCTTCAACAGCAACTGGTGGTGGTGAAAGAGTATTGTCACAAGGTAACATAAACTTCTCAGTAGTTAATCCAATTATTGAGTCGATTATTCCTAACTATACTTCGATTGATGTATCTGGTAAGTTTACTTCAGGTCAATCAATCTCTGGTACTGAAACTCGATTCGCACAAGATGCCAAGTTTAATAGGATTACTCCTAAGACTAACACCGATCTTGCTGCCACGTACACTCTATACAATCAGTTTGAAGTCGATTCATCAAGAAATAGTGGAATTACTTCATCAACATTGTTTAAAGTTGACATGAAGAGTGCTAACGATTATGTCTCACCAATCATTGACTTACAACGATCATCTTTGGTCACTGTAAACAATCTGGTTGATGATCCATCAGTAACTCCTCACATCTTTAGTGTTGCAGATTCGGCAGCATCTGGTGCTTCTTCTAGTGCAGTACACATAATGAAACCAGTTGTTCTTGATCAACCTGCTATCGGTATCGAGATTACTGCGGAGTTATCAGTACCTTCTGCAAGTAATGTTAAAGTATACTTTAGAGTAGGTGCTTCTGATGAGAATCTGAATGACCTTAATTGGACACTTCAACCAGAATATAACACTATTGTTAAAGATGGCGTGACTCGTAAAGTTAAGTTTCTTGCTGGTGGTCAGAACGGTACGTTGAAACCATTCAACCAAGCACAAACTAAGATTGTTATTATAGGAACTAATCCTGCATTCACAGCGAAAATTGGTGGTGTAGTTGTTAAGTGGTTAGCAAGTTAAATGACACGCTACGTTAAAGTAGAAGGTGTTCCTGGGTTAGTTCGAGATATAGAGTCTAATGCGTTAATAAACGTAAATGCTAATGAGATCGAACTTGCCCAGAAACAAAAAAGGATAAGAGAGCAGAGTAAAGCAAACTATCATAAATTAGAGGACACAGTAGAAACACTTCAAAAAGATATGTGTGAAATAAAGGAAGCACTCGCAATATTGCTTTCCAGAAGCATATAAATAAATGAAACAACTGACTCTAAGATGATAGAAATATGTCCTTACCGTTAAAACATCTCGGCACTGGTGCCCTTCAAGAACTCGCTACGCTTGATATAGATTATCTCGCGTATCAAGCGGGTATTCATCTTGGCAAAATGACCAATGGCGATGTCTCTGCTATCACTACAAATGGTAATGGAGCAACTGCTGTAGGTTCGTTTACGGACACCTACTTTGAATCGTCTGTCGGTTCTACACCAGGAACATCTTGGACAGTAAACTTTACTGTAGAGCATCGATCTAATCCTGGCACTGGTGTACACACAGCAATATTCACAGCACAGAACGAGTTGCCATCTCCTCTATATGTTGGTGATACAGTTTATGTTATTGTAAACGGTGATGCAGTAACTGGATTCGAAGAGATCGGACACGAACTTGCAGTATCTGGTGATGCACTATTTGACAACGAAGGTGTTTCAACAACACCGACTGCTAACTCAGTTGATGGAACCAGAGTAGAGTGGGAAGACTTCAGCACTGTCGGTGGTCTTTCAGGATCATATCAATCATCATTCGAAATCAAAGTAACTCAAGTAGGTCTTTTAAACTTCACTTTAACTGCCAACTCTACTGACGTTCAAAACACCACTAAACAAACTGCTAACACTAGTATTGTATTTCCTACAGTTGAAGTCGAAGAGACCTTGCCACCGGAAGCAACAGGTGTCCAGACTGATTTGTATCAAGTAACAACAGCATCACAACCTATTAATACTACTAGTGCATTAAAGAAAAATCCATTATACTGGAACAGAGCATTAACACCCAACGGTGTTAAGGAGATGAATGACGCTGAACTTGACGCATTTTGCGAAGAGTTAGTCATCCGTATTATGCGGGATGAGTTACCAGGCACATATCGTCTAAGTGCTAATAGTCCTGGCGTTGATTGGGTACAGTTTGTTCCTAGCGTATTCAACGACACTCGTGGTGATGGAACTGTTATACCTTATTCAATATGGATAAGACAAGCGGGTATTAAACCTGCTGTAATTAGACCTGTCTATGCCGCACGTAATGCACAACAAGGTTGGGCAGGATTAAGAGAGCATACTGATGCAGAAGTAGAGTTTACTTTTGGTGAACGTGTAAAGAAAGCAGTTGAAACTACAGGAATTGGTAAATATCAATTACGCTCTGCAACACAAGGTGCACCGACTGATACTGGTACATGGGTAGCACGTGGTAGTGCAATCGATACAAGACTTGAATACTATTACGATACTGGTTATCAAGCACTCGAAACATACACATCACAATACACAGAAGATTATCTTGGTGAGTACGAAGCAACTTATGCTGGTAACTATGAACCTACGTACACAGGCGAGTTCACAGGCGATTACTTAGGAACTTATGAAGGCAACTTCGTTGGCAACTATACTCCAACATATGATGGCGATTATCTGGGTGACTACACACAGAATTACATCGGCGATTACAATAAAGAATATACACAGAACTATCTTGGTGATTACGTTAATCAATACGTGCCTACTTATGACGGTACTGATTACATTAGTGATTATGAAAACACATATGATGCCGATGCAGTTATTGAACAGTATGCTAGTGACTACGAATCTATTGATTACGTTGGCAATTATATTTCTGATTATAGTACAGACTATACTTCTGATTATACCAATACATATCTTTCAGACTATTCTGGTACAGAGTATATAGGAAACTATGTTTCAGATTATCTCGGTGGATTCCAGACTGAATACCTCGGTAACTACATCTCAAATTATATCGATGATGTTTACATAGGCAATTACATCACCGATTACACCAGCGATTATATTAGTAACTATCTTGGATCTTATGATGGTGATTATCTAGGTGATTATGGCGCAAGTTATGAAGGTGCTTATGATAACTCATACGAAGGAGACTTCCAAGCAACTTACGCTGGAGACTTCACTGCTGATTATCTTGGCACATATCTGACGGATTACGATTCGCAATACGAAGGCCAGTTTTCTGAAAACTACGCTGGTGATTACATCAGCGACTATCTTGGAACATATTCTAGTGGATATGAGTCTGATTATGAGACAGGTTATCTAACACAATATGAAGGCGCGTATGATGAATCTGCATATGTGGGTAACTTTGTTGCTAGTTATGATAATGCATATGAAGGCGACTTTCAAGCGACTTACGCTGGAGACTTCACTGCTGATTATATTGGAACATATCTAACAGATTATGATTCACAATATGAAGGTCAGTTCGCAGAGAACTATACTGGAGATTATATCAGTGATTATC